AAGATATGGAGAATATGGGCGAAGGCATTAGGTGATAAATCTGGCAAGACTGACAAGGAAGCAGATTACGTAGCAATGATAAGAACCTTTATCTTTCTCCAACTTATAATTACCAACTGCTTTATTGTTGGTGGAAACATTCGGCACTGGAATGATCATCATATTCCACCCTCCTATACTATACAAAAATAATGGCATACCTAGTTCATCCACTACCCCCTAGAAAAGTTTGGGTTAAAAAAGAATATCTATACGATCATGAAAAAGGACACGGTGAAATTACGCCAGGTCTATGGATATCTGTAAGAAGTATACAAGCAAAAGCATTATATTTTGAGACATTGTTAACTGACTATGGTGCACTCTTTGACAAGTTACCACTCAGTGCATTTGTCTGGAAAGAAGATTACGATCCAGAGGATCAATTGCCATTAGATGTATTAGAACTATGGGATTGTTTTGATTATAATATTACTGTGGTAGAGAAACCTATACTAGGTAGATGTCAGTTCTTTGGTAAGGATAGGAAGATGCATGCAGGAGAGTATGAGTTTACTATTGACACTGCACACCCTGACTTCTCTGTACTAGATACAAACTTTTCAGAACATGATCCTGAGCATAAGACATTTAATATTATTGCACTAGACAATGGACAGTTTGCTGCACAACCTAACAACAGATGTCAGTTCTTTGACAATAGTTTAGTTGACAATGACAATCTAAAGAAACCTGACTTCAAAGTATGCACACAGAACTATGCGGTAGAGACACTACCTAAGTGGTGGTCAGTTGGACACACAGATGAATGGGCATACCGAACAAAAGAGGAAGAAGAAAGTAGCGATTGTAACAAAACAGTTGACTAAATAATTATGTTATGTTATCATGACAATACGTTCAGTCTGATACATTCAGACCGCAAGTAAGCCGACACGGAACGGGTTCGTTCATCTCCTACGGGAGACGCAAATGCCGACTGAAGGAACGGGGCTACAATCCCAACTACTTTAGGAGAATGCTATTATGGCACAAGTCACTTACAGAGGTGTCAAGTACGACACCAACAATCGTCCAAACAAAGATGCTAAGGCAGAGAAAGCAACTCTAGTTTATAGAGGAATTGCTGTAAAGTCTTAACTTCTTTTTAGTGAAAGGTTGCCCTTGCTACATATAGTAGTTAAGGGCATTTTTTTATGCAGAGAACGAGGTTAAAAGAACTAATAACACAACTCGAAGATCTCCTTACAGAACTGAAAGTAGAAGTCTACGCTGACAAGGACGCATACATTGACAGCGATGGTGAACAATGGTATAGTGGTGAAGACGATGACGGATATCCCGACTGATTATGAGAACCCTTGGGTCTACAACGATACAACTTTCACTTCTGACGATATTGGCAACTTCTTCGGTTTTGTCTACAGGATTACAAATTTACAAACTGGCAAAAAATACATCGGCAGAAAATACTTCTACCAATTTAGAAAGCCTAGAGGTAAGTCTCGGAAGGTTAAATCTGAAAGTGACTGGAAAAAATACTATGGCAGCAGTGAAGAGCTTAATCAAGATAGAAAACATCTTGGAGACTCGTCTTTTAGAAGAGAGATAATATCACTACATACTACAAAAGGGTGGGTTAATTATGAAGAAACCAAGCAACTCTTTCTAAATAACGTACTAAGTGAGACCGAGAACTATTACAACTCAAACATTCTGGGTCGCTATATGAAAAAGGATTACTACAATGAACAACGCATCTCCTGAGATGAAAGAACAATGTGACTTCCTGTTAGACTGGATGCAGGATAGGATTGAGCATTTGCTTCTTGAGAAGATGTATGATGAAGCATATGATCTTTACATGGAGTGGCATGAATGGGTAGAGTTAGACAACCCCACATTAACCACAATAAAATATGAAGAGAAGTGACGTAGACTATCTTTATGAATGGGCAACCCAAACAGATTTTCCCTTACGACGAGCACCTACTGCTGTTGGTTATTCTAACAAGGATATACATTTCTGTTGGATCAAAGCACTGACAAACAATGGTGGCGGGGTAAGACGTTCAGTTGTTAAAGATCCAAGAGCAATAGAAATTTTAGACTCAGATGAAATTCTTATGGCAGAGGTATCTGTATTTGAATCTGGAACAGCACTAGGACCTCATAAAGATCCTCCTGTATATGACAAAGAATATAGGAGAATACAAATACCTTTATACATACCATCTGACAAATGCTATATGGTATGGGAAGGTAAAAAAGTTTTTTGGAAAGAGGGAGAACCTCAGATATATGATGTTATGGATCACGTTCACGAAGGATACAATTATTCTGACGATCAGATGATTTTTTTATTTGTCGATATAGAAAAAAGAAATGACAACAGTAACTTGCAAGAAGTGTAACAACACTATCAGTTCTAAACATGAGTATGATCATCATGTGTGTGGTTGCGACAACCAGACATATGTTTGTGGTAATACCTATGGTGGACAGAACATGAAGTATGTGATACAATTGGTTGAACCAAAACCAGAACCAGAAGTTCCTAGAGTAGGAACAGAGAGACCTCGTAGGAGAACTACTAGACTCTCTGACGTAAGAATTAGATGAATGTATTAAGTTATCCACCGATACTAGACGCAATATCTCTTGTCCATATTAGAAAAGAAATAGAATATTTCCATCCTTTAGGTTATAATAAATGGATTGGTAAGTATGATGAACCAGAGAATACAATAGAAAGATACATAGTAGATTCTTTTGATTTTCTTTTGTCATCTCAATACCCTACAGCAGTAGGATTTGAATGGTGGATAGAAAATTTAGATGGTCACAATACTATAACTCTACACTCTAATCATGATGACAATTATAGAAAAGAAAATGGAATACTTAAATACCCTCTACTGTCAACTGAGTTGTACTTGACAAGTGACATAGATCCTACTACAATATTAGATACTAAACAAGGCAAGTATTGGGAACAGTATGAAAACAATCCACCAACAGAGGCAGTATTCTCTGCTCCAGAGGAAGGAAAGTTTATAACATCTGATCCAAGATACATGCGTGGAGTGTTTGGTGAATGTTCATCACGAACAACTCTATGTTATGATGTTTGGGATTACAAACCAAAAAATCTAAATAGGGTTGGCATAGTTACTAAACCATTTGATGTCAGGTTTTATAAACAAGAACCATCATCACCCGTACAATGGTTAGGTAAGACTAAAAAAATGCAACTGAGCATTAACGACCAACAATTCTTTAAAAAATTTCCAAACAAATACAGAGAAGGAGAGACGTGGAAAGTAACTCAATGATCGAGATAACTGAACAAGAGTTTGAAGATCGCAAAGACTACTACTGTGACAAAGCAGAAAGTGGCACAGTGGTTCTTGTAGAGAAACCCAATGGTGCTAAAATACTAGTAGTTCCACAAAATCCAAAAGATCTAAATTATGACTACCTCAGAGACCACGACGATGCGTGCTAAGACAGAAGTTATTCTAGAGCGTTATCCTTATCGCTTTGTCCAGAAAGGTTTACTAGAAGAAAATGGTGCACCTGACTATAGAATACAAAAGTTCAATGACATACAGAAAAGATACTACGACATGTATTATCTTGACTCAGCAGCACAACTAGATTGTTGCATAGAAGATCCAGAGTATGTTAAATGGTTAGATCCAGACCCAGAGGTTGCAGCATACCCTAGAAAAGGTGACACAGTAGTTAGTCCTTACATGGACTAAATACTTAAAAAAGTATTTTGTATAATGGACTGGTCACCACAGATTATTGTAAAGGCAGAGGACGCACAGAGTGTTCTTACATCAGTTACAGCACTAAAAACATTTGATACTGGATTTCCAGACACCAAAGCAACAGTTCATTGTATTGGTTCATATGCTCTTGACTTTTGTAAAGAATGGGCAGCAAAAGGTGGTCACAAATTAATCAATCACGTAATATCTACACACAAATCTCAGTTACATTATGAGATACTAAAAAGAACACGGTTGCCTGTTGCGTTAATCGCAGGGACAACCGTTTTTTATGAAGACATGAGTGACTACTCAACAACTAAACTTTTTGGTGCTGATATTCTTCCTGCATTTGATCTTACCGATAAGATCATTAACATCGAATCAATAGAGAAGACTATTATATTTGTAGCACAACCAATCAAAGTAATTGCTGCGTTGAATGATATAACAAAGGATCTGATGTATACACCAGTATCAACAGAAGGTAAAAATAGCAAGGTGTGGCATAGTCAGACAGTTGTAATGTGCGGTAAAGTGTACCAGCAAACATCTGGTATATTCAACATGCTATACAACTACCAATCACCTGACGATACAACATCTATAAGATTTATGGATAACTTTAGTAGTCAGACAGCAAACAAATATGAGACAGTGTTTGGTGGCACATCTATATCAAAGACCATGGGTATGGTAGAAGCAGCGGGAAGGGATAGTGAAAAAATGATGCCATACATCAACGCTGCTATGAATGAAGATTGGGAAGGAGTAAAAGGATATCGTAAAGTTTTCCTTGAGGTTATGGGGTAGACTCGTATATATAAAACAGAATAACTTTATACTATGGCAGAAACAAAAAAGGTTGAAGAGAAACCGAAAGGTCTTATCGGTAAACTAAAAGATGCTGCGGAAGATAAGGAAGAACAACTTGCTATCCTCTCCACTTTCGTGAGGTTGGCGGTGCTTGTGTGGTCTGCAGGAATACTGACACTAGCATACGTTAAGTTACCAGAGTCT